GTGAGACGATGAATGATGCCGCCTCCTGTCTCCGAAACCGGAACTACGCCCGCCATCAGCAGGCCATGCAGCGCATAGCACGTTTGAAAAAGGAGCTTGAAGACTCCCGGATCGACCAACAGTTCCACGACGACAACCGCAATATGGATCGAGCCGAACGGGCTTTTTTCGGTAAGATCCTGCACTTGTCGCTCAACGAGGCCGACCTGGCGATCTATCATATCGAGATGTTTTTTGCCTACTTCAGCGACCGAGGCTTCAAGCCCGTCCCCGAATGGGAACACCGCAAGGGAGAACTGATCCGTGCTATCAAGGCTTATCGTGAGTTCGTGAGGGTATTCTTCGAGGG